GAAGAAATCAAAATGAGTACATTTTATTTCTTACATTCATTAGCAATAGGCTTGTTAATGATTGGTTCATTTTTTTGGGGTAAGGCTTATGAAAAAAACAAGGTAAAACAAAATGGCTGATACATACACTCCTACATCTGGTATGAAGGCTGCTGCTCGTCGTGCTTTAAAATGGAAAGCAGATGGCAAGGCTAAAGGAGCAGGAACTCCAGTAGGCTGGGGTCGTGCAACTGATATTGTAAACGGATCCGCAATGTCTCTTAGTACTGTTAAAAGAATGTATTCTTTTTTCTCACGTCACGAGGTAGATAAAAAAGGTAAGGGATTTTACGATGGTCCAGAGTTTCCGTCAAATGGAAGAATTATGTGGGATGCTTGGGGCGGAGATGCAGGGTTTTCATGGAGCCGTGCAATTACACAAAGAGAAAAGAAAAAACTAGAAAAGGTGTGGCAGGGAACTGCCTTTGATCTAAGAAAGTAGGGGGTAATGGAAAATTTAGAAAAAAATGAACTAATTCAGTTAGTAGGATTTTATAAGCAAAAACTATCTGACATAGAATTAGAGTCATTAAAACTACAACTTGAGGTTAATAAACTTAATTCTATGATTTTAAGTTTAAGCAAAGAGTCAGTGAAAAAAACTAAATAAAATGGAATATTTATTAATTATAGGCTTGACATTGTTGTGTTATTGGTCTATAATTAAAATATCAAACAAAAGAAGGATGATATTTTTAAACAAGAATAAATACAAACAAAGTTCTATTTATGAAATGGTTAAAGATGTTGTTCCAAAGCAAAGGTTTGATAAGCCTAAAGTTATAACGCAGTCTCAAAGACATATTCAAAAAAATATGCTAAGGGTCGTAATAGCAGAAGGAAGTGCATACTGGATATTAAATAATGTTTTTTATACTGCAAATGCTATAAATGGCAGAGTAGACGAAGAAACAATAAAGCCATTAGATATTGAAAATATGCCAACAAAAGAGTTAGATAAAATGTTATCAATACTTGATGACTTAAAACAAGGGGTAGGACCAAATGATAGTAGCAGTACAGGGAACAAAGGAATTTAACGACTATAACGTATTCCTTCGTGCCATGAGCGTTGCTCTATCTGGCATGAAAGATGGAGATAATGATTTTATTATTTACTCCGCTGGCCCATCAAGAATAAATCACTTTGTTTCAGAATTTTCTAATTTATCGGAACGAGGAATGAAAGCAAGAGGCAAAAAAATTAAGTTTTATAATGCTGCGCCAGTATGGTTAAGTGAAAATATAAATCAAATTAATTACTTTGCTTTTTTAAGTCGTCCGAAAGAATCAAAATCAAAATTAGTTTTAGTTGCAGAAGCCAACAACATTGACGTTGGTCTTTTTAGGTATTAGGAGAATAAAATGATTATTAGAAGTTTAAATACAATGGAAAAAATTATAAATAAAAATAACAATCTATTATGGCGTGGCTGGGATGTAATTGATTTAAAAGAATCAGAGACTGCAAAAACATCTCCTATGGGTATTAGAGTAAAAGATAAATGGTATTTACATAGAATTTATAAACCTGGTCGTAATGGTTGGGACATACCAAATAAGTATAAGGATTAGTCTTGAAGCAGCATTTATGGAAAGACGAAGCCTTATGTTTAGGAATGGAAAACAATGCATTTTTTGATAAATATGAAGATTACGAAGGATCTAGAAGAGATGTTGACGCACTTTGTAAACAATGTCCAGTAAAAAAAATATGCTTTGCAAACGGCATATCTGGAAAAGAGTGGGGCGTTTGGGGCGGGGTATATCTAGAAGGTGGAGAAGTTTCAAGAGAATTTAATAAACATAAAACTAAAAAAGACTGGTCTGAAACTTGGCAGTCTTTAACGATGGAATAAAATGTATACAGATATTATGCGTAAGGCTGTACATTCAATTACACCACCTAAAGGGTTTGGTGTTGAGATTATTGACAATGAGCACTTTCTTACGGTAAAATTAGATGAAAGAAAATTTTTGCACATGGGGCATGATGATAAAATATCAGCCCTACAATACGTAGTAAAATTAAAAAAGACTTTAGAGGAATGTGGTGCTATAGTTTTAGTAACTAGAGAGGCAATAAAATAATTAAACAACTATTTAAAATTATTGTTTGTAAGGTTAAAAGTCATATTTTAGTTACTGCTGGAGCATGTCCCTTTACTGGGAAAAGTTATAACGCTTGTACAAGATGTGGAGCAATGATAGCAATATGAAAAAGAAAACAAAAATATTAATACTAATAACCTTATCTTTCTTAACTGCCGTAACGCTTTGGGTAGCATCCAATCTAAAAAGAATATCTGACTTAGATATTTTTGATGTAGAAGAAGACTAATGCAAACCTTTCTACCATACAAAGATTACGATCAATGTGCAGAAATGTTAGATAATAAAAGATTAAATAAACAGATACTAGAATCTTATCAAATACTAAAGGTACTATCTGGAAAATCACCTTCTGGTGCTTGGCGCAACCACCCAGCGGTACTTATGTGGAAGAACGCTGAAAAGTCATTACGAAAATATACAAATGCCATGATTAAAGAGGCTAGGCTTAGGGGTATTAGGACAGATGGCAATGAAGCCAATATAGAGGCTCTAGAGGCCGTTTCTGGGCATCTGTGGGGTACGAATAGGCCAGTCTGGAGTAAGCCATCTCATGTAAATCGTGTCAATATTACCCATAGAGCAAATCTTTATCGTAAAGATCCTATTTACTATGCTGAGTTCTATAAAGATACTATAAGTGAGCATAATAAACCTTGCTGTGATAAATGTTTATACTATTGGGCAACCCATGCTATTAAAAAATCATTGCAGGATGTATAATTAAAAAATGAAAAAAATTTTAATAGTTGGTGGTGGAACTGCTGGTTGGCTTACTGCTCTTATAGTAAAAAAGAAGATGCCAAATTTTAATATTTTTTTAGTGGAATCAGAAGAAATAGGAATTCTTGGTGCTGGAGAAGGAACAACTCCAAATTTTGTTTCAATTATGGACTGGCTTGATATTCCATTAACAGATCTTGTAGAAAATACTGGGTGCACAATTAAAACTGGAATTAAGTTTACTAACTGGACATCAGAAAAAGATTATTACTATCATAATTTTGGATCACAAGTATCGGCAATATCCCCTAACATAAGAAATAGTTTTGATCAAACATTTAATCAAAGCAGTTTATACTATTTAATGACAGCATATAATAAAATAAATAAAAAAGAGTCTGATTATTCATCAATGATAAATGAAAACAATATGGTTCCGTTTATATACATTGAAGATAGAAAAATGAATAATATTATTTTTAATTACGATCAATTAGCACATTTTGCAATTCATTTTGATGCAAAAAAACTTGCAAACTTTTTAAAACAAAAAGGGGTTGAGCGTGGAATTAAAAGAATAGAAGGCAAAGTTTCTAGCATAAATACAGATAAAGATAATAATATATCTAGTGTTATTTTAGAAAATTCACTAAAAATAAAAACTGATTTTGTTTTTGATTGTTCTGGCTTTAGTAGAATAATTACTGGGAAGCATTATAACAGTGAATGGAAAGATTTATCGGATAAACTAACAACAAATGCAGCAATTCCATTTTTTTTATCAAAAGAAAAAGAAAACAATTTACCAGCATACACAGAATCAATTGCAATGAAATACGGTTGGATATGGAAAATTCCATTACAAGAAAGATATGGTTGTGGGTATGTATACAATTCAAAATTAGTTTCATATGATAACGCAAAAAAAGAACTTGATGATTATTTAGGGTTTTCTGTTGAATCGCCAAAATCTTTTTCTTTTATTCCTGGATACTATAAAACTCCATGGACAAAAAATTGTGTAGCAGTAGGTTTGTCTTCTGGATTTTTAGAGCCACTAGAGGCCACTTCTATTTGGACATCAATATATTTTTTAGAAATATTATTGTCAGACATTTCTCAATTATTTAATGATTCTGAAAAAACAAGAGAATTCTATAATTTAAGATTTTGTGAATGGTTTGAACAAACTTCAGATTTTATTTTTTTACATTATATGGGTAAAAAAAATGATACAGATTTTTGGAAACATTATAATGAAAATGTGCCTAACTCAATAAAAGAAATTTTTTCTAGATGGGAATCTGCCGTTCCAACATTTAATGAGTTTGGTTCTATAACAAATGATCGTGGATTTTCTTTACAAAATTGGTTTGATGTTTGCTATGGGTTAAATTTATTAAATTTGGATAAAATTAATGATGCTTTTAGACAAAATGAATGGTTTAAACATAATGACTGGTTTAATAATATAAAAAATAATCAAAAAATTTTGTCTGAAATGTCAATAAATCATGAGGAAATGATCAAAGTTTTAGGCGGATATAGAAAGCCTAGTGTACAATAGTTATTATGGAAATGATGTTTTTGATATTTTTTGCTACCCTGTCTTTTTCCTTTGGGCTATCCTATTGGGCTACGTTTGATAAACTAAAAAAGTCTAATTTGCTTTTGGCTGAACTTTTTATAAAAACCAGGGCACTTGAAGAATTAAACTCTCAAATAAACAACGGCATCAGTATGTCTGACGACACAATACATAAAGAAAACTTTATAAAGTTTCTCTCTGACTCAAGAGATTGGGCCTTTGAGTATATTGAAAAGTCACAGCAAACCATTAAAGAGGTTTCAGATGAACTAAAAGTAAAAGGTTTGGATAACTATTCTGATAAACTTTTAGCGCTTTTACCAGAGATGGGTCAAGAAAAAAAATAACATGAGAGACGTTCTGTTATCAATTATCACAGGTTTTGGATGCGGTGTCGTGTTCGCAGCATTCAAATTGCCAGTACCAGCACCACCAGTTTTTGCGGGAGTCGCAGGAATTATTGGTTTATGGATTGGCTATAAAACACTAACACAAATTATATCCTAGGAGGAATAATGAATAACTTATTAAACGATAAGTCAAAGGCAATGCTGGCATCATACGGACGATCTGTCCTTGGTTCAGTAATTGCACTTTACATGGCTGGCGTAACAGATCCAAAGGATCTATGGGCTGCACTAGTTGCTGCTTTAGCGCCCGTTGCATTGAGAGCGCTCAATCCTAATGACAAAGCGTTTGGCGTATTACCAGATACTGGTATTATTTCAGATGCTCTTGGTAAGATTGTGCCTGTTAAAAGTGCACCAAAGAAGAAGGCTGCTAAGAAAAAGTAGTTTATTTCATAAAGGGGGCAAACTTAAAACTTGCCCTCTTTATTTTTTTATAATGGGGATTAATGGATTTTGTATATATATGTAAAGACGGAGTAAACGAAGA